ATCAAGTTTGATAATCCTTACTCTGGGGCTGAGCTTGCTTGGACGAATATAGAAAAGAACACGGTCAAAAAATACGTCATTATACAGGCGGGATTTATCGCCAAAGAAAAAGACCGTTACCACCCAACCCAAAAGCCAGTAGAATTATTCTCTCACATTATGCAAGACTACTCTAAAGACACCGACACTATCCTCGACCCCTTCATGGGAAGCGGAACAACCCTCGTCGCCGCTAAACTCCTCAACCGCAACGCCACTGGAATCGAGATTTCACCTGAATACTGCAAGATAGCAGAGGATAGACTTAGACAGGGTGTTTTACTTTAGCCCACAAATGAGTAGTTGACGGATCACCACACTAGGCACACACTTACCTAGCCCTTTCACAAATAGGAGGTGACGCAGTGCGGAAGCGCAAGCGTCGCAACAGGAAGCGGAGACTCAAACTCCGCCCCAAGCACCGGGGAAGCCGTAAGGTTTCCCACCAAGTCAGAGACATGGTACTCGAACGTGATGGCTACTGCTGTCAGCACTGCGGAACTACTCGCAACCTGACGCTCCACCACGTCAAGTACCGTCGGTACGGTGGAACTTCCACACCCGACAATCTCACCACACTCTGCCGTGACTGCCACGACGCAGTACACCGCCAGTGGGGGTAACATGAAACGAAAAGTGAACAACAAACGACGGCTCATCTTCGACATCGAAGTGAGTCCGAACATCGGCTGGTTCTGGAAACCTGACCACTGGATGCGGGTGAACTACGACAACATCATCATCCCCGGTCGTATCATCTGCATCTGCTACAAGTGGGAAGGCGAACGGGCTGTCTACGCCCTGACCTGGGACAAGAAGCACAACGAGAAGCGGATGCTGGAGAAGTTCCTCCGTGAAGTGAACAAGGCTGATGAAATCGTCACGCACAACGGCAACAAGTTCGACATCCCCTGGGTTCGCACCAGGTGTGCGGTCAACCATGTGCCGATGATGCCTCACTACATCAGCATCGACACCTACGCCGAGGTGAAGCACAAATTCAACTTCGCCTCGAACAAACTCTCCTACATCGCCAAAGTCCTCGGACTGGGCGAAAAGCTCGACACTGGAGGGTCGAAGCTCTGGAAGCAGGTACTGATGGGTGAGACCGAACTGGAAAACAACGATTTCTGGGAGCGGCTCATCCTGGGGAACAACGCTGCGGCACTGGACAAGATGGTGCGCTACTGCCAGCAAGATGTGAGGCTGCTGGAACAGGTGTGGGAGTCACTGAACACCTACATCAAGCCGAAGTCTCACTTCGGTGGTGGTACGAACTACTGTCCCGAGTGCGGCTCGAACCGACTGGTCGTCAACCAGCACCGCATCACTGCGGCTGGCTCGCACCGAATCGTTCTCAAGTGCAGGGACTGTGGCAAGTTCCACTCCATGCCGCTCTCCAAGCACGACAACCCCAAGTATTTCTAACAACCAGGGGAGCCAATCAAGGCACAGCACCCATACTGTGATATGGGAAAGAACAGCTGACCTTGAGGAAGCTCCCCTTCCTCTCTCTCCTCGCACTCAGCCCCTACGGGGACTAGCCAAACGAGGCTAGTGGGGAGAGACAGGTTGACAGAAAACGATTCAAAAGAGTACCCTAAAGGTAATAACTAACCAATAAAATATGGACTACTCGTTCATCTACTCAGTGAGGTTTTGGAAGCTTTTTGTCGTAGGTGTGCTGACCGGGGCGGCGGTTCTTTGGCCTGATTCCATTGTGCTAAAAGCCATCGCCGTTGTGTTTGATACTTGGCTTGGCGGATCTGTTCTAGTAAGGACTTACGACCGCGCCCATGAATAAATGGGGGTACGATGAGGTTTTCATGCACGCTCAGAACCAACCTGAGTGGCAATCAAAAACCTTAGGAAAAACAAGCCTAACCATCGGGGACTATGGGTGCTTTGCCTCCTGCGTCACCTACTGCTGGTCACGCAAGGAGAACAAAAACCACGAAATCCCAGACTTTGTAGATGAGGCAGGCAAGCGTGACGGCTTCAACTCCGAAGGCCTCCTCTCATGGCAAACAGTAAAAGAAATCACCGGCCTGACAGTAACAAAAGATAGACCGTGGTTCGGTAGAGTGTTTACAATGAGAAACGTGCTGGTTGCTGGGAAAGACAGAGTGTTTAGCCACTGGGTAGTAGAACTTTCCGGTGGCCTGATGTATGACCCACTCCGTAAGGGGGGAAGTTTCGTCCACGCAATCGACTTCTACCCACCAGTTCGAGACAGTAAGAATCAAATCATTAGACGATACCTCAGATGACTTCGTTCCATGAGTGACACATATAAGAATGATCCAGTAAAATATCGCCTTTCTTATATTTTTACTAGCGCTCGTTCACGTTGTTATAATCCTAAAAATAACAGTTATAAAGACTATGGTGGTCGTGGAATAAAAGTGGAGTGGGACGGGTTCATTTCGTTCTATAACGATATGGTGAAGACATATCGATACGGACTAACACTCGACAGAATTGACAATAATGGAAATTACTCGAAGGAAAATTGCCGATGGGCCACACGGTCAGAACAGCTATATAATCGAAGGAATACAAAACGTATTACTCACCGCGGATTATCGTTGACCATCTCACAATGGGCAAAGAAACTTGGAGTACCACGCACAAGACTTCACATGAGATACCATGCGTATAACTGGCCGATAGATAAAGTTCTAACTTAGACTTATGGCGTCTTATAGTCGATAACTAGGCATACTACATGGACACTAACACACTAGGCGTCGAAGTAACCTATTCCGCCACTCCAACTAGGCTGGAGTGGCGGAAGCCCGTTTTTATTATTGCCGAGGTCGGCAGTAACCACAACGGATCACTGGGCAAAGCCCTTGCCCTCATAGACATCGCTGTAGCGGCGAAAGCAGACGCAGTAAAGTTTCAGCTTATCCCCCCCTTCCAACCAAGCTGGGTAGATATTCTCATTGAGTATTGTGGTCGTTTCGGGATTGAGTTTATGGCCACCCCATTTAGCAAAGAAGGCATTGAGGCTTTGAGGGGCAAGGTGAAGCACTGGAAAATCGCCAGTCCCGAAGCAACCGACCCAGACTTCGTTCATGCCGTCCTCGACGCAGCCAGAATGTCTACCGTACTTATCTCTGATGGAGCAAGCGATAGCCTAGACAAATATTTACCCTACACCAACGTCGTCCCGATGGCGTGCGTGGTAAAATACCCAGCCGATGAAGGTGACTACCACTTCTACCATAGCGGAAAGTGGGGGCTCAGTGACCACACCACCAGCCTCTTTCTTCCGGTGATGGCCGTGAGTCATGGTGCGACATATATCGAAAAACACTTTACCGACGATAGCAAGCAAGATGGTCCTGACCATCACTTCGCCCTCGAACCTGATAAGCTCAAGGACTTCGTGGCCATCATTAGACTCACGGAGAAAGTCTTAGCAAACCAGAAACTCACTATCAAAGAAGAAGAAAGGCATTTACAATGGCCATGAAAAACCAACTAGAGTGGGAGAAGCTACACGAAAATCCTCGATACTGGCCGGAATACCCCAGCGAGCGTGTGGTGCAGTGGGCGTTTCGCACTTGGCCTGATAGAGAGCCGGTAGAGGGAGGCGCTTCGCAAACTATAAAAGTTCTAGATCACGGTTGCGGAACTGGCAGGCACACCATCTTTCTCAAGGAGAATGGCTTTGACGCCGAGGGGTGCGACGTGAGTAAGAATGGGCTGGAAGTAGCAGCTATCAGGGCGATTGGCCGTGACCTCGACATCCCCTTCACGCATTACGACGGAACCACTCTGCCATACATGGACGAGACATTTGACGGTCTTGTTTCCTACGGCGTCCTCTACTACCTACCCAAAGAGGCTATTGGCGTAGCTGTTGATGAACTCAAACGAGTGCTCAAGAGGGGCGGTAAAGCCATAGTAGTTGTGCGATCGGTAGACGACTCTCGTGCTACAAAGGAAATAGGACGCGGGGATGACTCAATGGAAATGGTGTTTTTTACCAAAGCCGAGTTGCAACACCTCTTTCGAGGATTTTCTGACGTTCAGATTGACCGTCAGTGGCAATCCTACGGACTAGAGAAAGATGATGATTACATTATCACACTTGTGAAATGATTAGATACGCCCGCCACCACATTACCAAAGACGACGAGAAGGCGGTCATCAGTGCTTTGCGGTCGGATCGCCTTGCTCAAGGACCACTCGCTAAAGAGTTCGAGGAACAAATCGCTAAGCTGGTAGGAACAAAGTATGCCGTGTCATGCTCAAACGGCACGACGGCTTTGCAAATGATGTACCAAGCGGTAGGAGTGGGACCGGACACGATAGTTTACTGCCCAGCGATGAGCTACGTTGCTACTGCTAACGCCGCAAAGTCACTAGGCGCAAACGTAGTTTTTTATGGTTCTGAACTACTAGAACTCAATGACACCCTAAGTCACACCATGCCAAAGTTGGTAGTGCGTATGCACTATGGTGGGAAGCAGAGCAACCTTGTCACCAACCTGCCAATAGTAGATGACTCCTGCCACTCGATGACCCACGACCCGTCAGCCCTCGCCTCAGCTTTCTCTTTTCACCCCACCAAGTTCATTACCACTGGTGAAGGGGGTATGGTAGTTACGAACGATGAGGAAATCTACAAGAAGTGTCTCGCCATTCGGGACAACGGACGGCAGAGGATTGAAGGGTACGCCTACCCGACAAGTACCATGCTCGGCTCAAACTTTCGATTGTCGGAAATAGGCGCAGCGCTTGGACTCTCGCAACTCAAGAGACTGCCGGCAATCATGGCCAAGCGGAGACACATCGCTGAACTCTACAACAAACTCCTACCAGAGAATGTGGTAAAGCCCGACACCACCGACAACCAACTCCACCTCTACGCAATCCTCTGCGATCGACGTGACGACCTGCAAAAGTACCTCGCAGACAACGGAGTGGAAGCCCAAATCAACTACTTCCCCATCTATAGACACCCCTACTGGGCCAAGCAAGGCTACAACCCCATCCCTAGTGCTGAGGAGTGGAGTGAGCGTTGCCTGTCGCTACCTATTCATCCGGGAGTGAGTGACAAAGATGTGAAGTATGTCTGCCAACTCATCAAACGATTTTACGAATAAGTGCTTCTTCACCCAACCTACCTATCTTCCTTGGATTGGTATTTTTGTTGCAATAAACTGGACAGACGAGTATGTTTTTTGGGATGACGTTCAGTACGAGCGAAAGAGCTGGCAGAACCACAACATCATTAGAAATAAGAACGGTGGAGACCTCATGCTCACCGTCCCGATCAAAAAAGTACCCCAGCAAACACCCATTTGTGACATTCAACTAGAGGACAAACAGTTCTACCGAAAGCACCTCAAGCAAATAGCAATCAACTACGGCGGAGAACCCTTTACCAACCACGTTGTAGGGTGGCTAAAAACCATCTACAGGATAGCGGTACAAGATGGCACACTCTACGGTCTCAACGAAACCCTTACGCAAGCTCTAGCGCAATTTATAGGCCTCAAAACCCACTTCACGAGGTCAGCAAACTATGGAATTGGGGGTAGTAGGGAAGAACGACCAATCGCCTTCGCCAAGTACCTTGGGGCAACTGACTACCTCACTCAGGAGGGAACTCGCCCCTACTTCAACCAAGAGGCTTTTGATAAGGCAAACATCAAGGTACACTGGCTCAGCATATCCCCACCCAACCGCTATTCGATTGTGGATTATCTGTGCAGACTAGGAGAGGAAAAAACCCATGAAATCATTACTCAGTTATAGGCCGGTAGAGAGGGGAGACTATGGTTTTCTCTATGAGTTGCTAGGGAGGCGAAACCCCAAAGCAAACATCACCCACCGGGAAATGCCCAGTTGGGAGGAACATATTAGGTTCAACGACTCGCACCCATACAAGGAGGATTACATCATAGAAAGAGATGGAAATATGGTGGGCAGAGTCTACCTTACCGAGCACACGATCGGCATTCAAACCCTAGACGGAAGCGATGAGGAGGTGCTACAACACTTTAGACACAAGGGGCTTCAAGTAGAAGTCGCCCCCAGCAACAAATTCTACAAGCAAACACTAAAGAAACTAGGCTTCAAACTCCTCCACGAAACATGGGTAGACCAACAGTAATGACAGAATTGACACTTGGTAAACTAGAAGAGGCTTTTTTATTAGGTTGCACAGATGACGAGGCCTGTCTTTTCGCTAACATTAGCCCAAGTGCTTTGTATGATTACCAAAATGGCAATAAAGAGTTTACGGAGCGGAAGGCGCTTCTCAAGCAAACTCCTGTTTTGGAAGCAAGATCGACGGTAGTGAAAGCAATCAAAACAAACCCGAATCTTGCACTTCAATTCCTAGAGAGGAAAATGAAGAATGAGTTTGCCCCTCGCACTGAACTGACTGGAGCAGAAGGCACACCACTGGGATACGCATACAGCAGCGACATCAAGCAAATCTCAACCGAAGAACCTAAAGCATTACCCGATGTTATTGACCCCAGCACCTAATCCGTCAGTCTACGATAAAGAATATAGATACTGGTGTATTTGTGTAGTTTCAATGACTCGTGGGGAAAAAATCTTTCTTCGTGAAGGGGAAGAGATAGTTGCTAAAAATAAAAAGAAGGTCAAAAGGTTTATCGAGTCTACCGTAGAGAAATATTTGACTATGCCATTCAACGAAACAAAACAATACTCCTTAGTAGTGTATGAGGATTGAAACTCTCAGTGGCATACCAACAGAAATAATAGACTACTCGCCCCGTCCTCATCAGAACGAGCTGGACTCTTTGATTTGGAATAGGGCTACAAAACAGGTTGGCCCGAAGTTCTTTGTCCCCGTCGACCACCGGAGAAGTGGCAAGTCATCAGGACTGGTCAACACTCTCATCAAACTAGCCTCACCTAAACTCAAGCCACTTGTGGGGCAATACTACTACTTCTACCCCCAGCAAAAGAAGATTCGAGAACACATTTGGGACAACCCAGACATCCTACCAAAGTACCTACCCATGTCTCAGGTTGCGAAGAAGGACGATCAGCGAATGGTTATCTTCTTCAAGTCTGGTAGCCAACTCATCTTTGATGGTACAGATGAAAACCCAGATAAACACCGAGGCGGTAACGGCAAGGGCTATGTGATAGACGAATATGACGACCAGCAAAAACGTATCTTTACTGAGATTGTACGTCCTATCATTGAACAGAATGGTGGCTGGGTAGCTTTGGGGGGAACACCAAGAGGTGTGAAACAGCTTCACGACGCTTATGAGGCAGGGCAAGACCCCCTGAGGCCTGAGTGGTGGTCACGACTGCTTGACGCAAAACACTCTTTCAACGCTGACGGATCACGCCTACTGTCAGACGAACAACTTGACGCAATACTTCGAGATTACCGAGCAGAAGGCATTGAGGCACTCTTTTACCAAGAGTTCATGTGTCACTTCATTCAAGGGGAAAGTCAAGTATTCCGCAAACTCGACCAAGTGGTTTATGATAAGTTCGGTACGTTGCTGGAACCAAAGGAACCCATCCCTGGCCGATATTACATTATCGGTAGCGACCCGGCAATCACTAGCGACTACTGGGTGAACTCAGTTATTGACCAAAATACATTTGAAGAAGTATGCTTGGAGCGTTTCCAGCCCAACGACACTGACCTAGGAGAGAGTCGCACTGAGGCACTGGCACGCAAATATAACAATGCGGTAATCAAAGGTGACTCATCGGGGATCGGAAGGCCAATCTTCGACCACCTCAAACAAAAAGGTCTTTCCATACAAGAGCTACCAACCGGGACAATCAAAGAAAGGTTGATTACCAACCTATCCTTGATGGTCGACGCCCTCACCATTCGCTTCCTACCCGATCCAGTAGCGATGGCGGAGATGCGAGACTTCACCTTCAACCGCCTACCCTCAGGGCGATACCAGTTCTCAGCCCCTGATGGGAAGCACGATGATTGTGTGTTGGCTCGTGCCCTCGCTTGCTACGAAATAGGCAGCCCACTAGGGACTGGCGAACTCAACCTACCCGAACATATCTTTGGAGAAAATACAAAAACATCAAACACAGCCTATGGTGAAAGCCGTCGGCGCATACAAACACTATGAACAAAATAGCTGACGAACCCAAATACAGCGTCTACCACCCTACCCAGGCAGAGTCGAAAGATATTGAGTGGGCGCTTGACTTCAAGAAGCAAGCCTACGACTCAACCACCAAAGAGCGATTACAATGGAAGCAAATGCTGGAGCGTTATAACCTAACGCGCATTTTGAGTGAGTATGATTACGTTGATGATGTGCAAATTGGGCTTACCTACGACGCTACTGAGCGAGCTGTCGATCAGTTGCCCGGTCGGGAGTTCGGGCTAAAGGCGAAAGCTACAGGACTAGAGGACATCAAACCGGCCATTCTCTTTGCCGAACGCCTCAAGCGAGACTGGCAATCACCAGACCTCATGGATGGCCCAACCAAGATGGAGATTATCAAACGCTCCATGCGTCTGTTCGGTACTGCTGTAGCTCAACTGTACTGGGACACCAACACCGGCGCACCCTGTTTCACCCCAATCAACCTTTTTGACTTCTACACTAACAAGTTCGTCCCAGACGTAGTGAAGTCTGACGCTGGCTCAATCACCACCATCAGTCTCGATGAGTTTCAGAAACTAGCAAAGGAGCTGGACTTCAAGAACGCCGACAAGGTGGTTGGTGTTACGAGCAAAGACTCGGCTGCGATGGGCGTGGCTGCTGATGGTTCTTCCATTGACCGCCAAGAAACTCCCCAGCCAACCGGAGACAAGCAGCGACTGGTCAAACTCTTTGAGGTACAAACCGTAGGTGGGGAGATTCTCACCATCGCTCTCGACGAGCAACCAGTATGGCTACGCAAAATCAAGAACGAACTAGGGAGAAACAACTTCATCGTATTCCGCTGGAAGCGCCATCCACTACCAAACCGATTCTATGGTATTACTGATGTTGCTAAGGGAGCCGCACTAGAGGACGCCATTCAGCGCACCCTCAACCAAGCAGTGTTCAACACCCTGCTAGTAGATAATGCGATGTTCACCTACGACGCAACGGATCGCAACATCAAACCCCGCACCTTCGTCGCTAACCCAGGAGCAGCCATTCCTCGTGGTCAGAATCCAAACTCCATCACCCCTCTCCAGGTGCAGAGCCACCTCAACGAGAGCCTCCTACTATTCCAACAGCTTCTCACTCGCCACAGCAAGGTAGCCAACATACCTGATATTTTAGCTGGCTCAGGGAACGCCAACACTGCCTCTCAGGACAACCTCAACGACACGAACGCTAAAGTAGCACTAGATAAGGTGGTAGACGGCATGAAAGGCTCGATGTTGCAGATGTGGACGCTCATGCGTAAACTCTACGAAGTCTACGCTCCCGAACTAATTGACGTACCAGTAGACGAAACACCCAAAGAGCTACAGTCCGAGGGTAGTCAAAGCGGTCCACAGAAGTATCAAATCAACAAGGGCGACTTCTCCCTAGAGCGTGACTTAGAAGTGACGGTGGACTTCACCGCCCAAAATAAGGCCTTGCTTTCTCGGCGGATTATCGAGTTTCTGCAAATCAACAACGCCGACCAAACCATTCCGCCCAGTCTGAAGCGCAAAGCCCAGATTATGTGGCTCCGCTTCGCCGACCTCGATGAGTTAGCGGCTGAGTACGAAGTAGACGCTTCACAGAATCAGGTATCAGACCTCTCAACGGCTGATCGGGAAAACGAGCAGATGTTCAACGGCCAAGCCGTCCCACCAACTCCTAACGCTTCCACCGCCCACACCCAGCGCCATGTGGAGTTTATGCGCCGAGCAGAGACTGGACCGGAGGTAGACCGCCTCTTGCAAGCCCACATTGAGGGGGAGTTACAGCAACATCAAGGGAAACTCCCACAACCACCCATGCAGCAACCAATGGAACAACCAATGCAACCCGGCCAACCCATGCAACAGCCAATGCCGATGGACAACTCCCAGCAACAGCAACCTAACCAACTTATCGCATGAACCCAATCGAAATAGCAGATAGCCTCCACGCCTTCCAGCAAACAGACCTCTACAAAGTCCTCATTGAATCTATCAACGAGGAACGAGAGGGACTGAAACACGCCTACAAGATGAAGGTGAAAGAAGCCGAACGCTTTGATGGGCTATACGAAGGTCTTGACCGAATCAACCAGCGTATGCGACAAATAGAGACAGACGCTGAAACCGCCCGCAACCAAAAGAAGTTAGAAGAAGAACGAGAACGAAGAAATCATCCACCATCTGATTCAAGCGAACTATGAACAATCTAGGCGAATGGGGGGGGAAGTTCGGTAAGGAATACACGGATCGCAACCAGTACGACCCAGAGACACGGGTGGATGGTTTTAGGGAAATGATACCCTTCGACGCTCATTACATCTTAGAAGTAGGGTGCAACTACGGTAACAACCTCGCCTCACTAGAGATGATAGGCAAAGACGCTATCGGAGTAGAGCCGAACGAGTATGCGATGGCTAAGGGACAGAAACTTCTGCGCAAGATTATCCCCGGCAACGCTTACCGCCTTCCATTCGCAACCGCCTCCTTTGACCTCGTTATGACCTGCGGTGTGCTCATCCACATCCCACCAGAGAGGATTGACGAGGCGATGGCAGAGATACAACGTGTCTCACGGCGCTACATTCTCACCATCGAATACATGGGGAAAGACCCCGACATCCTCAATGAACAGGGAATGAAAATGTACCGAGGCCAAAGAGATATGATGTGGAAGCGTGAAAGCTACCGCTGGACAACCGCTACGCTGGTGAAGTCTGGTAAGCTCGGTAGACAATGGGACTACGCCGACTGGCTCTTACACGACAAACTATGAGCATTGTTGAAAAGTGGAAATTGTGGTTACTCCTTCCCCATAAGGCAGACCCGCACAACAACGGAACGAAAGAGGAGGGATACACAATCAAGACTGACGAACAGGCTTGGCTTGAACAGCTTGAACTACTCAGGGAAACATCAACCCAAGAGTGTCTACTAAACGACTACCTACTCAATGGAAATTATGGATGGGGATTCGATGTGAAAAGTATCATCCCCTACCTGAAACACTCTGATGAGTATGGTATGAGGAATTATGTAAACAAACCAGTTCAGCCGCTGACGATTGAATTGTTTGAAAACAGGGAACAACTGCCACAACAGAAACTATGACACCCACCATCATCATCCAAGTGCGCATGGATTCAAAACGCCTTCCGGGCAAGGCGATGATGCCGATTATGGGTACACCCTCGTTTGCGTGGTGTGTGAAACGCTGTCTGCAAACTGAACTTCCCGTAGTTGTTGCCACCCCAGATGAGGACAAGAACCGACCCATTTGGAACTGGTGTGCGAAAGAGGGCGTAGCCCTATTCAAAGGAGACAAGGAGAATGTCCTAAAGCGTTACCTCGACTGCGCCACCAAGCACGCTGCAGATCCGATTATCCGTGTAACCGCCGACTGCCCGTTTATCAACCCAGACATAATCCTTGCCATGCTTGAGGAGTATGATGGTTCGCCTCTCACCTTTGATAAGCGGGTAGGCTGGGGGGTGGAAATCTTCAGCTACGACACCCTGCAAAAAATGTACGAGGAGTTCGGCTTCGATGAGCACGTTACCTCAAACATGGACACTGACTGGATTGACTTTGACTGGGTGTCTACCGGAGAACCACTGACGCTAGACTTCCAAGCAGACTATGACAGACTTTGTGAACTCGCACCTCTCTATCAAACCTAGTGCCTAGCTAGGAGTGATAGGGAGCTGTGAGTGAAAACAGAAACACAAATCTGAAGGTCGAACACTCAAAAACTTAGAAAGCAACCTCAAAGATTATGGACACAAACATCAACCCAGTTGAAGGCGAGGCATCGCCGACTCAGCCAGCTGATATGTCGACCACCAATCAGACACCAGCTGCCGACCAGCAACCAAAAGTTGCCGAGGCAAAACCAGCAGAAGTTCTCTTTGCAGAGGAAGCCCTTGGGCGAACCTTTGATTCAAAAGAAGAGGCTCAAAAAGCCTTGAAAAACCTCAATAGTATGGTCGGAGACCAAACCCTCGCTAAACAGCGAAAGGCCTTAGAGAAAATCTCTGAACGGTCAGGCCTCTCCACCGATGAACTGTTCGAGGTACTTGAGAATCAACCAGCCCAAGACTTCACGGAACCCCAAGCACAGACTCAGACATTCCAGCCAACAACCGCTTCAAATGAGTCCAAAAGACTCACCCGAATGGAAGTTGAGCAGGTAATCAAGTCTGACCCTGATGCTGGAGCGATCCGTGATACCCTCTTCGCTGAGTCTCTCGCTAGTGGGCGCTCCGCCGGAGAAATCTGGGAGAGCAAGTACAAACCCCTAGTGGAAGTTGGTAGAAAAGCCGGTGTAGAAAAGTTGCAGCAGACTAAAATTAGTCAGCCTGTACCAGCAACATCTACAGCCTCGGAGTCCGACCTTCGGGTCGACCCTCGCTCAATGACCAAGGAGCAGTTAGAAGCTCTCCTCCCAAAGAGCAACAACTTCTAGACGTAGACGCTCGTTACAAGCTGACAAAAGGTCAGCACAATGATTACAACTACCCTTACCGGGAACCTACCAGTTTATTACGATAAACTCTTCCTCGATCGTGCGAAGTATCTGCTTCGCCACGACCAGTGGGCGCAAAAGCGCAGTGTCCCGTCAAACGGTGGACGTGTAGCATACTTCAACCGTATGGAAATCCCTGCGGCTAACACGACCAACTCGGATGATGCGTTGGTTTCCCCAACCGCTATCAACCCGACTGGCGTGGTAGTCACGGCGACCCTACACACCTACGCAAGCTACGTTCAAGTGTCCTCGGACTACGACCGTATGGCGATCGACCGCAACCTCAAGGAAAACATTGAGACCATGGGCGATCACTTCGGCGTTTCCTGTGACTCTATTGTTCGTGCCTCGTTGTTAGGTGGTACGGTTCTCACCCAGTGGGCTTCAGGAATTGCCACGGCTAATGTTCTCTCCAACATTGCAGCCTCAGATACGTTCGACGTCAAAGAAGCGCGTATCGCAGCTCGTACATTGAAGAAAAACAAAGCCCCGCAAATCCAGGGAACCCAAGGCAATCCAGTCTACGGCGGTTTGATCGGCCCAGAAGCCGCTCTCGACCTCCAGGCTGATTCCAACTGGCAGAACATGCAACAGTACGTCACCCCGGAAAACTCCAAGCGTGGTATCCTCGGAACAGTCGCAGGTGTAGAGTTCGTGGAAACGAACAACAACTACATCTTCGGCCAACCGGCCTATGTCACGTTCATCATGGGCGCTAATGCTCTTGGTGTCGTGTCCATAGACAATGAGGACATCATGTCGAAGAATCTTCTCCTGAAGAATCCAGGGGAAAACACCACCTCCGACCCTGCTAGCTTGTGGTCGACGATTGCCTGGAAAGCCAGCTTCGCCGCTCAAGTTATCAACTCGAACTGGTGCGTCCACGTCTACCACGGCGTCACGGCGTAAAATCCGTAACGACAGTAGACAACAGTGGGGCGGTCGAAAGGCCGCCTCCCTGCTAGGCAACTAACCTATAACTTATGAAGGCCTCAGACATCAAAACCCTCACCCCACTCGGACAGCACGTTCTCATTCAGCGTGATAAAGAAACAAGCGAGTGGATGCAAAGTAAATCAGGAATCCTCACCCCTACCGGAGTAGTGGAAGATGAGGGGTTGGTGTTTGGGACTGTCATTTCAGCACCGAAAGACCAGAACCTTCTCGTTGACTCGACCCGACCCATCAACGAAATCAGAATTGAACCAGACATGAAAGTTTGGTACTCGAAGTACAGCGCCAAGCGTGTTATCGACTACCGGGAAAAAGACGGTTCAATGCTTGATGTTGTACCACTAGAAGATTTGATGGCAGTTGTCACCGTCTAACACAATGGTACTAGGCTCACTCACGGCAAGAATCTGGGCAACAAATAAGAATCTTCGCTTTCGTAAAAAGACCCCCTATATGGGGCGTCACGGTTTTATCGCTACCCCAGCCCTCTACCGCCGGAATGACTATCTTGGCTTCTGTCTACACTCCTCGGATGTATTTGTGCGGTCGAAACCAGCCCTCTACAGGAAAATCACCAACCTCATTGACCGTAAAGACATTGTTGAGATGATTTCCTACCCCGTGAGGGGGAGAGAGGCTTTTGTTCGGATGATGAAATCACGGCGACTTATTGGCAGGGCTGGTTATCAACTCCTCAAGTTATGAAGAAGCAAATGTTCTCCAAACTCAAGTACCTAAAACCGAACCCCACAACAAGGGTGGTGCTACTGGACTACAACGACCTCATGGAACCACTGACAGACTTTTTCCTTTCGTCTGTTACGTCAGATATTGTGATGAAGGAGGGGAAGCCGGAAAAACCCCAAGCGATCCTGATGTGGAATGATATTCTCCCTGACTTCCAAATGGTCTGCAAAACAGCGGCTATGCACAAAATCCCTACCTTCGTTCTGCAACACGGCAGAGGGGCGGCGAGAGACTACCTCAACAAAGAGGCAGCCAGCCAGCCACTAGCCAACGGATTCTTCGCTTGGGGAACAAAGGACGAGGAGATGGCAAAGAAAGCAGGATATGAGAATGTGTTTCGGGTAGGTTTCCCTGGCTTCGCCAAGAGGCCACCACGGGCAGAGGAGAAGGGGACGGTAGTTTTTGACGCTCTGCACTGGGATGACATCATTGACGAGAATGTAGAGGCTTGGACTGCACTGAGAAAGATAGACTCCGTCAAGCCAGTAGCCAAACTCCTACGAGCACAGGGACCAAACCATGCCCCAGAGAGATTCCCCGGCCTAATCGTGATGACCGACCAAATGGAACCCGGCCATCTTGCTAAAACCTATGACCTCATCAAAAAAGCCTCAGTGGTTGTGTGTTTGATAGAAGGGACGCTGGAACTCTTAGCCTACTCCCTTGATATTCCCGTCATCCAACTCACCACCCTCAAAGAGCGTCCCCTGCTTGGTCGCAAACAGGACAAAGAGGACTACGCACCAACAAGGGCAGCCGAACCAGCAACGATAGAAAACCTAGAGGAGAAAATCAAGTACGCCATCGCCCACCCAGAACACCGCCGTCAAGAACGCCGTGAGGTACTACTGGAAGAAGCTGGTGATCCCGAAACCGACACGCCCTACTCCTCAATCGTTCGTATCATCAACACCCTAGCGGAAAAACTCCATGACTAAGATATTTGGTTGGAGAAATTGCTGGTCAATGCGTGGGGCGACTGCTGATTGGCTCGGTGGACCTGGCTACTACCGTATCGTCAAACCCCTCCAAGCACTCATCGAAAAATATCCTGAACGGTGTTCCTCTGAAGTGTTTGGAAACCCCATGACGGAAATCGAGCGCCTCCGCCCACAAACCTTCCCCTACTCAATGGGTGTCTTTGAGCACCATATCAAGAACAGCGACATAACCTTCACCAAGCACTTCTCTAACATGGACAACGTGGCTTTTATGCTGGCCGCTTGTGAGACATATCAGAAGCCGTGGATTATAGACTTTGATGATGATTTTTTCTCCATTGACCCAGAACAGGCAGTCAATGTGTTCTTTCGACCTGACACCCAAGAGACTACAGCCATCGTGCAAGGGCTTCGTAATGCTAGGGCAATCACCGTATCTACCGAGCCACTTGCTGACACCTACCGCCCCTACAACCGCAACATCCATCTCCTCAAGAACTACAACGACATCAGAGACTGGCATGTAAAACAAAAAGGTCATGGTGGTCCACTGCGGATTGGTTGGGCGGGGTCACTCTCCCACGAGGGAAACCACAATTTACAAATCTCTATCGTCAAAGCCCTGTGGCAAAAGTATGGCAAGAAAATCAAGTTCATCTTTATGGGTGCGGCTCCGACTGGCCTAGCCCTAGAACTCCCGAAGGCCGCCTATGAGTTGAAGTCCGGCGTTCTCTCAATGTGGGACTACCCGCAAGCCTTGGCAGACCTGAGAATGGATATTGGGATAGCCCCACTGCGAGCAAACATTTTTTCAGAAGCCAAGGGACACGGAAAGTGGATGGAGTATGCCTGCCTCAAAGTCCCGATGGTCGGAACGAAGTGGGGACCGTATGCAAGGGAGTGTAGGGATGGCTTTGACTCCCTCCTCGTCCCCAAAGACAACCCGATAGATGTATGGGTGCAGAAGGTTTCGGAACTAATAGACAATCCGACGCTTCGAAAACAAATCGGCCAGCAAGCATACGACCGAGTGGTCAATGAGTACCAGTGGAAAGATCACGTCGATGAGTGGGCGGAAGTATTTGACACCTATGCGAATCCTATTGCATAGTTTTATGGTTCGCTGGTATACTATGGGTATGAAATATATTCAACTCACCCAGGGAAAAAAGACGAAGGTAGACGACGAAGATTTTGCGTATCTCAATAGACTAAAATGGTTTTACAAGAAGGATGGGTATGCCTCAAGAGGAATATGGGATTCTGAGAGAAAGGTCAGGGGTACAATGAGAATGCATACGCTGATCCTTGGAAAAGTCCCAGACGGTCTTCAGGTTGACCATATAAACAGAGATACTCTTGATAATAGAAGGGGGAACCTCCGCCTTTGCACGGTATCGCAGAATGCCCAGAACAGAAAGGTTTTTAGAACATCAAAGTCTGGACTAAAGGGGGTCGTAGATATGCGTTATAGTAAACAGTACGCAAATGCTAAAAAATGTTGGCGAGCGATGATTACACTAAACAGAAAGAGAAAGTTTCTAGGGTATTTTCATACAAAAGAAGATGCGGCTATTGCGTATAACAATGCGGCTAAGAGAATGTATGGAGAATTTGCCGTTCTCAATAAAATATGAAGACCCTTTTTATACGCACCGATCATAGAAAAGATGACAATTTTGGAGGTTGCGGTTATTACCGCTCCATTCTCCCAGCCCTAGAGGTTGGTGGCGAAGTGATTGGCAAACCCCCAAACAGTGATGGGGACTTTTGGCACAAGAAACTCAAAGACTACGATATAGTATTTACCAAAACCATTGACAACCCATTTCTGGTAGCTCAGATACTCGCCACTTGTGCTGATAACAACATTCCTCTCATTTTAGACTTCGACGACGACTACACCGCCCTCGACGTTCCTCCCACCTTCAACTACCCAGTCGGGTCGCCCCAGCACTCAGCGGTTCAGATGTTGATGGAGGAGTGCACAGCCATCACCGTGTCGACAAAACCACTCCTCAAGGCCTATAGTTGGCTCAACAAGCCAATTCACCTTCTACCGAACTTCTGTAACCCCTCCCATTGGCCACAGATTGCCCCAGGACGAAGGGATAGCGTAGTTGTGGGTTGGGCAGGGAGCCTGTCGCATATCGCAGAATATGACCTTGTAACGGAAATCTGCCTTCGCCTCTATGAAAAATATGAGGACAAAATCAGGTTTGCCTTCCTCGGCCTCTTCCCTACCCCCCTCAAGGGTAAACTCCCTGACCTAGCGTGGACTGTTCACAAGGGTGCAGGGCAGTGGGAGGGCTACCCAGAGATTCTCGCAAACCAGAGATTTGACATCGGCATAGCCCCCCTGAAAGAGACAACCTTCAACAACGCCCGATCAGCAATCAAATGGTTCGAGTACACGCTAACCGGAACCCCCACGGTAGCAAGCGATTGGGGCGAGTACCCAAACTGCAAGGGGCTTCGCCTCGCAAAAACCCCTAGTGACTTCGTAAAAGAAATATCAAAACTCATAGAAAGTCCGTATGAACGAAACAAACTCGTCACAGAAAGTCGTGCCAACCTCCCTACCAGTGCCGGTTGGGGGAAGGTCTGCGAACAATACGCAACCCACGGCTTCCGTCACACCGATAGTCTCCCTCAAGCTGTCTAGTACCGGGAGTAGTAACCTGGGTGATAAGGACGTACTCCCCTCACCCTCAGCCCTTGCCAAGACAGAAAATCCCTATCTTGCTAGACACTTTAGAATAGAGAGGGATATACTTAGGACAGAAGGTTTGCTTCCGAAGCTACAGGAGGTAGACCAGTACATTCTCTCTATTGTGCAAGAACGGAAATGGGTAGATACTGTAGAGAGTTACAACGACGTCCTCAAAGAAATCTCCAAGAGTCTAGGCCTCAACGAGCACCTAGATTTATTTGCGCGTATTGACAAACTACTCCTTGGAACGAGGCTGATAAAACAGCAACGCTTCCATGAGCAGATGGCAAAATCGCTGAAAGCAGAAATAGATAACACAAAAACCAAATGACACTCTTAGACCTCAAGACCCAAATGGTCGCCCTCGCCGACGACCCAGCAATTACTACTGCTCAAGCGGGTATTTGGATCAACGCCAACTACAAAACACTTCTTCGAGAGTTTCCCTGGCCGTTTCTGACGGCACGAGGGTCTTTTACTGTTACTTCGGGAACAGGGGAATATACGTTTGCCTCAGCAGCGGTGTCAAACTTCGCCCGCATGATTCGGGTGTTCAAGGGAAGCATTGAACTACAACCAGTCAACTACGACGACAAAGATGTGGCCGGAATTGTGAACTCCTACTACATCACTCCCGATAACCTTTCCATTGGCCTCCTACAAACCCCAACCAACTCTACCGACGTCATCACTTTCCACTATGAGAAAACGGTGAGCGATATGGCTGATGGAGACTCGCCTATTTTCCTCGCAGACTTCCACTGGATTCTTGTTTGGAAAGCCCTGATGAACTACCAGTTTCAACAGAGGGAGTCGAGTGATGAGTTTGTCCAACAGTACAATGATATTTTGCGAGTTATGCTTGCGTGGTATCAGGAGCCAGCCCAAAACCAAACACCGAAGTTCACCACCCTTCGTCAGCGTGGTCTGACCAGAGTGCCTCGTGATAATCCTTTCTTCCTGTAGTATGTTTGGCCGAAGCATTATCAGTTTTCAACCCCTCAAGAACCTTGCTGAGATTGCCAGCGAGGGGTATCAGGATTTAGTCAACTGCTACTTTCGCCTCAACCCAAACGGTGACGGCAAGAATGATACCGAGGTTATCAAGACTTTAGGTTTTACCCAAAGTGGTACAAATACAAGTCTGCCAGCGGCAAAGCGAGGGCTGGCTATCAAAGGCTTCACCCCCTCGGTTGGTTCAGCTGGCGGTGTGTACGCTGTGTGGGACAGGTCAAGCGGAACAGAGAGCGATGTGTACAAACTAGGAGCTAGCGATCCGACAGCTCAGGGTATTTCTGCCTACCTCCCGACACAAGACACCGATGGTGAGTTCGAGCAGGTCAACGACAACCTCTACTACACCAATGGAGTCGACGCAATAGTAAAACTTACCGGATCAACTGGTGTGTGGTCGCAGATGGCTTCGGGTGCGCCATATTCAAGCAACGTAGCTAAGTATCTAGCGTGGCATAACTACATGCTCTTTGCGGCTCGCACCGTGGCCGCCCCAAACATTCTGTATTACTCAGACGCTGGGGTAGATACGTTTACGGGTGGAAACACCAAGACCTTCCGCCACGCAATCGTTGGCCTGAAACCCCTCGGTGACTACCTGATGGTCTACACCACAAACGAAATCCACGCCATTACCGGAAACACACCTTCTACCCTTTCTTACCGCCAACTCATCAACGCCCACCCCTGCGTTTCCCATCGGTCAATCGTGCAAGTAACTGGTGACAACGGAGCTATAGAACACTGGTATCTTGGTGCGGATTATGTGTGGGCGACGAACGGCAGTGGATTCCGTATTCTTGGGCATGATAGTTGGGAGAACTTCCGCAGTAGTCTCTCAACCGCATATCTTGGTGTCGCTGCGGCAACCTACAACGACGTTACGAACCAGTATGAATTGTCAGTACCGACTGGTTCTAACACAAGCAACACCGTTACTTGGGCGTACGACGCAATAGCTGATAAGTGGATTGAGAAGCCGCTTCAAACCGCCTCTTGCTACACTAAGTACGGTGCTCCTACACCATCGCTATACTTCCTCGACTCCCAAGCAACTGGCAAAGCCTACCTAAAGAACTCTGGTTATGGAATCCAAAGTCTCAAAACGACAATCTCAGGTTCAGCTACGGGGACGCTTGGGTACACCTCAATAGGCGGAAGCAGTGCTTCAACCGCAAACTATATCGGCTCGAAGTTTACCGCCTCTGAGACTGGAACGGTTAGCTCAATCGTGGCTTACACAGCAGCTGCTGCCGGGACGGTGAATATCGACGTGGCAATCTATAGTGACTCCTCTGGTTATCCAGCAACGAAGCTTGCGACTGGGACGAGTACGGTATCAGTCAACACGACACCGCAGTGGGTTACTGTGCCAATTACTTACACCATCACAGCCGGACAGACGTACTGGATTTATTTTTGGGCAAGTGGATCGAGGAGTGTTTACTGGGACGCTGGAAGCACCAACCAGTACGAGTCAAACGGTGGGACGTTCAATACTTGGCCTGCCACTGAGAGTGGTGGGACATTCTTCGACCGCAAACTCTCTATCTACGCTAACTACACCACCGATGCTTCTACTACCACCACACTGAACGTAGCCTCGACCACGGGCTTCCCAACTTCTGGGGTGTTACAGATTGAGAGCGAAGCTATTTCCTACACTGGCGTAACGGCTACGACGTTCACTGGTTGCGGTCGGGGGTATCAGGGCACAACTGCGGCTACACACGTCAACACCACTGCCGTCTATCCGGCTATGCAGTTCCGCTACCGCACCAAGTACATGGACTTCAACCTACCGAACATGATAAAGAAGTTTCAGATACTTTGGGTCAACACGAAGGTTTCTACTACGCCCTACTCCCTGTCAGTAAACGTAGACGTTGATCAGTCTGGGTACTCGTTGGCAAAAAACATTCCCCTGCAAACAACGGGTATGATTTGGGGGTCGAGTATCTGGGGTGCGGCAACGTGGGGGGCACAGTCGGTGATTCTCACCCCAACCAACCGAGCACCACTGGTGGGGAGGGGAAAGGCGGTAAAGATTTCGCTCGACGAAGCGACTTCAATTCAACAAACAGAAATAACTGAGGCGGAGCTTCGCTTCCGACCTCTCAAAAGGAAATAAAACGTGGCTCCATACACAAAACAATATACGTTCGCCGACGGTGTGAACATGACTGCCTCTGGTGGTCAGGTCAACACCGAACTTACAAACATCGCAACGTCAATCAACACGCTCTACACCAATCTGGGATCGCTGGCTACCACGGCGAACTCATACACAGCTTGGACGACGTGGACACCAACCTTGACCGCCTCTACTGGAACGTGGGGAACAATCACATCTTCCTCATATCGCTATATGATTGTTGGAAAAAAGGTAACAGTTGAGTTCTTTGCCTATGGCACTCTCTCTGGTACGCCGACAAACATTCGCTTCACACTTCCGGTTACGCCGTCACTGACGACTGATGACTTTATCTCTGGAGGTGGACTGTGCTACCAGAACGGTACGTCTACTAGTGGGTATTTCCGCTATGACAACGCCACAGCTACTATCCACTGTCGTCGTTACGACAACAACGCCTTCCCTGCAACTACGGGAAACGGCTTTGGGTGTAACTTTAGCTACGAAGTCGCCTAATTATGGAGGGGCTATCTAACAGAGAATACTATGGAAGAACCTAAAAAATGGCACGAACAAGCCGTCCCCTGGGCAACCTTTATCCTTATTATTGGTATGGGCGTTTCCGCAATCACCACTGCCTTTGTTCAGGTGGGGGATATTCGGAATCTTATTAGAGAGGAAACTCAAGCTAGAGTAAATGGCGACCAGAATCTTAGTCAAACATCAGCCGAAATCAAAACAGCGTTAGCGGGGATTCAAGCCGACCTCAAAAACCTCGACGCAAGACTCTTAGAACTCAAGACTGATATAAAAGCCATAAAATGAGTAACCTCCCCGATCACAAAGAATCAGAACAGGAGGTTCTCAACCAAGCCCGAAACTCAGTCTATGGTGCGCTTGATGTAATCCCTCAGGTAGAGACTTCAGCTGGAATTACCGCTCCAGTTGGTTACCTTACGCCGATCCCAGCAAAAATCATAAACTCTGACGGTTCCGACAACTCCTACACCTCTGGGGGTGTGTACGGTCAGAAGGTACACGTTGTTGGTATCTCCGACCTCTACGCCGAAGGTACGATTGCTGCTGGTTCGTCTCT